GGTTGATCAGCACCAACCGGGAGCTGGTGATCGAGACGCCTGACGGCACCTTCGAAATCACCCTGTTCTCGCAGTACGTCAGCGAGGACTCTGACGAGAACCCGCTGGAGATACGGCTATGACCTTCACCGGCACAAACCTCATCCTCGTGCGCCAGGCCTTGGCCTTGGCCATCGAGCATGTGACCATTGAAATAGGCATGTGCCCAGACGTTGATTTGTGGGGCGTGGAGATTGAAGATTTGGAGCGTGACCGGGCGTCCTACCAAAGGCTGCTGGCGCGCATTGACAGGAAGCTACTACCGTGAACAGTAAATACAAGCGGCGCACCTTCGCCGACGTCGAAACCGAAGCCTACGCCAAGGGCTGGAGCGAGGGCCGCGAGCTGGCGCGCAAGGAGTTTGAAGAGGGCTGGAGGCTTCTGTCCAAGCACGACAGCGACACCATGGCGGAGCTGCTGCGCACCCAGGAGCAGCTTCGCAACGTGTCCCTGCGCAAGCTGGTTTGGTCACGGCTCACGGGCCTTTTTAAACGGGAGAACTGACATGACCTTTAAGGAATGGTGGGAAGACTTGAGCACGCGCGAGCAGCAGTATCTGGGCCGCGAAAACGCCTCGTTCGTCTGGGAGGAGTGCGAGAAGCACACCGCGGCCAAGGAGGACGGCGATGAGGTCCAAATTGGCGGCTACACCCTCAAGCAAGGCGAGCGGCCTGGCATGATCTGGATCAGCGCGGCCAGCGGCGAGGGCGGGGAGTTTCACCTCGACGAGTTGGCCCAAATCATCGACCGGTTCTTCAAGGAGAAGTTTTGATGAGCATTGAAGCAATGGAGCAAACGCTGGAGAAGGTAACGCTTGGAGAATACTTGCGCGGCTTACGGCTGTGTCAGACCAATATGTCATTGGAGAAGATGTCAGAAAAAATCGGTTGTGCAAAGTCGTATTTGTCGGACGTTGAGAACGACAAAGTAATGCCTACGCTTTTAAAGGCGGCGATCATGGCGAAGGCTTACAAAACAAGTCTGAATCAGATGGGGAAATACCTATGACAGACTGCAAACACGACTGGCACTTCATACACGGCACTTCAAGACTGGAATGCCGGCGATGCAAAGCGGAGACCGGACCACGGACCGCGGAGCAGCGCGCGCAGGACATTCTGGCCGACGTCACGATGTTCGGCATGGCATGGCAGAAAAATGAGCAGCGCATCGACCCGACAACCGTCTACAAGCTCTACGAGCCGCCGAAGCCCGTAGGGGCCTGGGTGATTGACCCATCACCAGACGAGGGCCACGGACCGAGCACCATGTTCCACGTCTTCAGGAAGCCCACGGACGAGCAGATCAAGAACACCGAGCAGGCGTTCGGGTGGAAGTGGAAGGACCTGGCATGACCCAGCAACCCGAAGCCCTGCGGCTGGCTGATGCTATGGAAAATGCTGAATATCCAAATGACCATGACGTAGCTGCCGAACTGCGCCGCCAGCATGCGGAGATCGAGCGCCTGGGCAATCTCTGCTACTACTACATCGGTCAGCTCACAGCCCTGCGCGCTGTAAAGCAAATGCAGCAGCGGATCGACGAACTCAAGGAGAGAAACACATGATCGACTTCATTTCATCCAACCCCTCCGCGCATCCGCAGACAGTGGCCTGCGCGCGCCTGTTGGCCGCGGTCATTGCCCAGGCCATTGAGGACGCCTCCAGCAGGCAGACAACCAGCGCCGAGAACTTCGCCGCCATTGACTGGCTGTTCAGCAAGACCTCTGCGTTTGAGGACTACGCCCGACTGATCGGCGCGGACGCAGAGCAAATTCGCACCGCCCTGCTGGAGCCGCCCCCCGACATCGAGCCCAAAAGCAGCAGGTTCGACACAAGCAGGCGCCGCTACCTGAAAGTCTCTCATGCGAAGTGGCTGGCAAGGCGCAAAGCAGAGGAAGCCGCCCTGAAGAAGGCAATGGAGAAGGACACATGAACGACGACGACAACCACCTGCTCTATCTGACCACCGCCGAGTGGCTCAAAGGATACGCTTCAGGACTCGACGAGCACCTGCACCCGGCCCTGATCTACCGCCTCAACTGCGCCGCCGACCTGCTGACCGCAGTGTGGACGCTGCAGCCCGCTGCATGGACCACGGACCTTGAGTTCGACAGCGACACGGAAGTGATTCCTGCAAAGCACAAGGGTAAGCTGGGAACACGGACCACGGACATCGCGCTTTACACCGCCCCACCGCGGCGCCCTTGGGTCGGGCTCACAGACGAGCAGATCAACCAGTACGACTACCAGTACCGCGATCTGCTCTATGACGCCGAGAAGATGCTCAGGGAGAACAACAATGCCGCTTAAACAACACCCCACAGACCCTGACAAGTTGGTCTATGCCCCCCGCGAGTATGACCTGCCAACCAAGCGGGAGTGGATTGGGCTGACGGATGAGGACAAAGCCCAGTGCATTCAGGCAACTGCCCAACGAGGTTTGGCCGATGAGTTGATTGCTGCCATAGAAACCAAACTCAAGGAGAAGAATCATGTCTAAGGACACAGGTGGGCCAGCGTTTCCAACGCCAGCGCACAATTTGCGAAATGACGGTGCGACCTTGCGCGATTACTTTGCGGGCAAGGCGATGCAGGCGTTGATTCAAACCCCGCCAAACAAATGGCCCGAGGACATGATTGGTAGGAGTATCAGCGTGTGCGCCTACGAGATGGCTGACTCTATGCTGAATGCAAGGGGGCAGTCATGAAAGAAGACATAGCAAAGATGCTGCGTCAGGCAGCGGAATACGCCGACACTCACACAGAAGATGTGGAGCCAAACGATAATGAGTGGTCTGCGCTAAGAGACAAACGCTTTGCCGAACTTGTTCGTGCTGATGAGCGCGAGGCTTGTGCAAAGGTGGCAAACCTTGTGGCCCGTGAGATAGACGACACCAACGGGACCGCGACCTACATAGCCGCTGCCCTCCGAGCAAGGGGACAAGCATGAAAGCCATCTTGCTGGTAGCAGCGGCAGCAGCTACCATGCTCGGCATCCTGGCCAGCATTGTCTGGCTCGCGGGCCACGGACCACGGCCGCCCAGAGACCACCTGTGCCCCGTCGCCGAGATCAGCCCCGACATCACCCAAGCCGAACGCGAGCGCTGCCGCCAACTGCGCGGCATCAAACTCTGAAAAATGAAAGACCCCCGTGCCCAAACCACTGAAACTGACCCCACGTGAGCAAGCCGTCCTGGACGCCATCTGCGAGCTTGGGCAGACCGACCTCGTGGCCCGTAAACTGGGCATCTCCAAACGGACCGTGGAGATTTACATCAGCCGCGCCATGGCCGCCAATGGATATCCCAACCGCCTCATGCTGGCCCTGGCCAGGGACAGAGAGCTGAGAAAGGCAAAGGCCTGATCATGGACAAAGACGAACCACCCCTCGCACACATCGAGACATGGCCCACGGCCCGAGCCCACCTCGATAAGGGCGTCTACACCCTTGAAGAGCTTAAGCGAATCGTTGAAGCCATGGAGTACATGAACCACCTGAACCGCCAGGCCCTGCAAGCCTGCCAACTACTGGAGAAGCCACAATGAGACCCGCTGAATTTTCCACCGAAGAACCCCCACGCCCCATCGACTGCCTGGAGACCCGGGAGTACATCGCCGCCCTGCGCCGGCGCATCGAAGTGCAGACGGACTCCATGGAGTACCTGGCCAACCAAGTGCACCACCTCAGGGTCCAGAGAAGGCAGCTCGAAGATGAGGTCGAGCGCCTCGCCCTGGACCTGGGCATCAAAGAAGGCAGGACAGGGCCAGGATGGCAAGAGGTACCCAAGTGACCCCGGCGTTCGAAGGGCTCATCGAGGGCCTCGTGCCACGGCCCACGGTCCAAGTGCTCATCATCACCGCCGGCGACACCAAGTACGCCTTCATCGGGCCCGACATCGGCGACAAAGCCATCACCTCCATCGAAGTGGCAGACACCCTCCCTATGTCAGTGGCCGCTCGCCTGATGACAGGGGACTGGTGCGAGCCGGGGGAGCTGCAATAAAAAACCCCGCCAGGGGAGCTGGCGGGGTTCAGGGCCTTATTCGGCCAGGTAGTCTAGATTGAACCAGTGTCCATGGTCCGTGGCCCAGGTGAAACAGCCCGCCGAGGATTCAGTGAAGGCGTACCGCCACTTTTTCTCATCAAACCAGACCGGATCGTAACCCCCCATGTCGACCCCAAGCTTGGTCAGCATCTTCGAGGCTGCTGCAGCCCGGTCATGGCCCGTTTGAGGGGCACCAGCCGGCGGGAGTTCGAGCTCAATCCACACGCGATTGTTCGTGTTCATACTTTCTCACTTTCTATGTTAAAGAACGGACGTCAACTTTTCTAGCTGACAACTCATTATAGCACATAACATGTGACTTATCAACTTGTCAAGTGTTATTTTTATAGGGGTTTACCCTAGGTGAACTGCGGATTTATACAGGATCACGGACCACGGACCGGGGCTGCAGTCGAGATCAGCGGCCCGGGCCGTCCTTGCGGTCCGTCTCCTCCAGATTCTCCATCCGGATGTCAGTGCGGTCGCCGTTGAGGAACTTCAGGCGGTTCTCGGTCCAATAACCCATGCACAAGAACCACGCGACCTTGGCCGCCAGGTACGAAGCACCGTCAAAGCGAATGCGCAATTCAGGCTTGTCCTTCTTGGTCTCAGTGCCCGCGACCTCACCGCGCAGTCGCCCATGGCGCCAAATCAAGGCGCCATTGCCAACGTCATGGTACTCAAGCATCTCGCGCATGTAGGCGAGCGTGTTAGGATCAGGCTTGCTCATGGTGTCGTTCTCCTCCAACGATGCAGTGGGAAGTGGAGCCCAGGTGTTTGCAGCACCTGGGCTTTGCGCATTCTACGGGGGGAAAAGGGGCGGGGCAAGGGGCTTACGCTTTTTGAGCGCCAGGATACCTTTTTTTCAACATTGGTTTCGTTCATAAGCAGTATAAAAATGAAGAAGTGATGTAATGATGTAATAGATGAATAGAATCAATAGGTTAGAGATGATTACAGTGTGTTCTACAAGTGTAATGGTGTAATTCACATAAAATGCGCGCGCGACTTTTTTTGCTGCTTATAAATGAAACCAATGTTGAGAAAAAGATATCTAAAGTCACGAAAACGTGAGGAGCCCTGGCCGGGCTGTTGCGTTACCCTGTGGAAATGTTGCACAATCGGCCTATGAGAATCGAGAGACACGTCCCCCTGCCTGACGACCGCCAACGGCAGGTCTACCCCTTCCCTGACATGGCGGTGGGCGACAGCTTCCTGGTGCTGGACGCGGACTGGATCAAAAACTTGCGCAGCGCGGCCTACATGTACGCCAAGCGGCATCCTGGGGTGCGGTTCACCATCCGCAAGTATGGCGAGGGCTGGCGGCTGTGGAGGGTCGCCTGATGGGCCAGCTCAAGGGCAAGGACGCGAAGTTTTTGGAGGGCAAGGCTCTGGGCGGCCGGCCGGCCGTTGTCGAGGCCCGGATCACCGCGCCGGTCAAGCCCCACAAGCCCAGGGTGCTGACCCCGCAGGAGTGGCAATTCGTTGAGGAGTTCGTGGCTGGCGATGGCCATGTGACCCTCAAGGAGGCTGCCATCCGCGCCGGGTACAGCGAGGTCTGGGCAAAGAACCGGGCTCGGGAGCTGACCGACCCTGACAAGAGCCCCCACATCGTGGCCGCCATTCAAGAGCGGCGCCGGGAGCTGGGCGAGAAGTACGCCACCACCTTTGAGCGGCACATGCGCGACTTGCAGGTCATTCGCGACCAGGCACTGGCCGCTGGCGCGTATGGGGCGGCTGTCCAGGCGGAGTATCGACGGGGTCAGGCTTTGGGCACAATCTACATCGACCGCAAGGAGATTAGGCACGGCACGATCGACAGCATGTCCAAGGAAGAGGTCATGCGAAAGCTTGAGGAGATCAAGCGCCTGTACGGTGGCCAGGCCGGGCCCATCGTGGACGTGACGCCCAGGCAGATTGAAGAGGAACCCGAAGGGGAAGAGAACGATGGCAACGAAGCCCGAAGCGAACCTGTACAAGCGCCTGAAAGACAACGTCCCAAATTGCCATTTCACCCGGATTGAATCCCGGGTCAACTTGGGCATCCCGGACTGCCTGGTCGCCTTCCCGCACGGGGAGTTCGTGATGGTCGAGCTTAAGGTGGTTAAGCGTGGGCGCAAGATTGCCCTGTCGCCGCACCAGGTGGCCTTCCACGTCAAGCATGCGGACCTGCGCTGCCCGACCTACATCCTGGTCCAGTACTTCCCGCCAGGCACGGCCCATGCCCACAAGTCGGAGCTGCTGCTGTTCGCGGGAGAGCAGGCCTTAGACCTGGTGCGCATGGGAATCGACACGCCGCCTATGGCGCGCTGGCCTTGGACAGGAATTTCCTGGGCCGAGCTGCGCGCCGCGATGGTCGATTGACAACCGTAAAAACACTATGCTATAGTGCCCCTGCCTGGATGACCAGGTAACCAACCATAGAAAGGTAGAAAGAGCATGCAAATCAAGACAAGGGAATTGACAGGTGCGGCCCTCGATTGGGCGGTAGCGAAGGCAGAAGGCAAGAAACCGTCCATCGAAAGAGGGCTGGTTTGGGTCAGGGGCAAATCCTCACCGTTTGTTTTGTATCAACCCTCCTCAGATTGGGCGCAAGGGGGTCCGATCCTTGATAGGGAGCGCATCAACCTGCGCGATGATGGCGGCGATCAATGGGCAGCGGATGACAGCATCCGCGCGGCGACCTATGGTTTGACACCCTTGGTGGCGGCAATGAGATGCTATGTCGCTTCCAAGCTGGGCGAAACCGTAAACGTACCGGAGGAACTGACATGAAGAGATACAACCACGCATATGCGATAGCGTTCAGCGTGTCAGGTAGTGCCCACCCAGCGGGCGAAGACCTCACACAGGAGCAGCTCGTTTTTGCAATACTCAAACGCATTGCCGACCTGGTTGACAACAACGAACTGGTGGAGGCAGTGGGGCTGCCGCATGACACCTACGAGGAAGACGAAGTCCCGGTCGAACTGCAGGGGGGCGCAAAATGAAACACGTAGAGTACCCGACCGTGTCCCGCGTGCACAAGACCGCCAACGGCGTCCGCCTGGTGGTCGAGTCCTGGCCGGCGCCAATCCGAAACCGGCTGGGCCGCCAGACCGGCTATCGGCTGGAAGACATCATCACCTCGGTGTCCCTGCAAATCTACCAGGACGCCGAGCGAAAGTGGATGAACCCTGAACTGATGGAAAATCTGCGAGACCTGGAAGACCCCAGAGATGGCCCTGGCTATCGAGCCGAGATGGCGCACAAGATGCACCTGGTCCTGATGGCCTTGGGCACGATGACGGATGAGGATTGGGTGTCTATGCGAGACCTGGTCCTGACCACCAGGCGGTCCCTTTACGTGCCAGCAGAGTGAACCGGACCACCCGTAAACAGGTCAGGAAACAGATGCTCGCAAACAGTCAGCCCAAGGACCCCGAAGTAGTCACGGACACGCAGCGGGGGCTTGCCCTGCGCCTGTTCTGGCTCTGGCTATGCCACAGGATTATTGGCGGGGATAGTTGACACGGGTTGATAGTTGTGATGTAGAATCCTAACCAGGCCGAGCATCCCGCGGGGCCTACAACCTAGAAAGTGAGAAAGACATGTCCGAAACGAACCCTATCGTGGCCGCCTTGCAGGTGGCTTTTGAGTCCGCGGTCGAGGCCGCGGTCGAGCGGCGCTTGGCGCCATTGTCGGCCAGGCTCGCCGCGCTCGAGGCGCGTCCGGCCGTCGGCCAGCTGGAACTGGGGCAGTTAGAGACCATTGCCCATTACGTGAGCCTTGAGCTTTTGGCAGGACAGATCGACCTGCCCGCCTTGGCTGCCGAGCTGAACCTGTCCGATCTAGCCGATAAGCTGGACCATAGTCAGCTTGAGGAAGTAGCCGAGCGCGCCGCCGAACACATCGACATCAGCGGCAGTGTCCGCGATTACTTCGAGGACAACACGTTTCGTTTCCG